GTGTCTGCTGGATGGAAACCTGCTTCTTTAATATCTTCTCCCATTTTACCCTCTATCTCCGTTGTTTTGCTTTATCATTTTCCTCTTCAATAAACTGGGTTAAAAGAGTTATGTAAATTTCCCTCTCCCATGGCATCATATTTTCCAATTCTGTCAATGAGTATTTATGATGTTGCATTAACGCAAAATTGGTTTTCATATAATTAACCATATCATCATGCGAGAGGACTATACTAAAAAAGACTGCAACCCCTCAATTACTCTTGACTGTTCTTTACTACATGCTGAACAAGTATACGATACTTCTTTTGAAACTTTCGGTAAATTAGTAAAGAAATTTTTAAGAGTTTCAAACTGAGAGGTCGTCATACTCTCTAAGAATGCTTGTAGTTCTTCTTTACTAGTTGTGTCCATGGTGTACACATTACCATCTGCTTCAATACTATCAATACAACTTGCTATAAAAGTAAAATTATCTTCAACCTTTTCTAGACTGGTTAGACTTTCAATATTCTTTAAAGTTGGAAACTTCATATTAAGCGTAACACTTTCGCTAATCTGTAATGAAGTGTTAGGAATATTTTCTCTATCGTAACTAACTTCTCCTAAGTCTAGCGACATTGGAGTTAATCCGTCACACTCAGTATCGACACATTTAATTTTAAACTCAATTTGTTCTCCAACAGACTTTTCTCTAAGTCGAATGAAAATGTTTTCAACTTCAAATATTGGAAGTTTATCAATATCAATCTGGTCAAATGTGCAGTTATTAATAACTTGTTTCAATGCATTCAATGTATGCTTTGTATTCTTCTCTTCCATTGCCATAAAAAGAATTTTTTGTTCTTTCACTAGAAATGGTCTAAATTTAATATTATCACCATTATATAAAGTCAACTCATATTGTGGTGTGTCAAGTCTTGGTAGTGCCATATTATTTTCTCCTCATTATATGGTATTAATTAAAATGGTCCTGTTTCAACGCCTGCATTATTGGCGGTATATGAACCTGTTGCTGGATTGTATGTTACATTCACTGTGTCAGGTCTAGTGGTGAAACCTCCTATGCCACTAGGAACTGTCGTTTCTTCCCATTTTCTGTATTGCATCGAAACTTGAAGTCTAGCAACATCGGTAGCGCCTGCAGAGTATGATAGTTCTGCAACCGTCTTTGGATATGCTTCTATTAATGTGCATTGATATTTTGCTTTTACATCTCCATTAATATTATTATTATCAACTCCATCTGTTGTATCTAGTGCTAGGATGTGAACCTGTGTCGTGTATTCATTATAATAATTCACATGACCTGTGTCTTTATCATATATAGAACCCATCCAATCATCAAAAAATCTTTTAACGATATACTCTCGGTCAATATAGAATGTGAAATTCACTGGAGTGTAACTTCTACCGTAAGGCATTTCTCTACCTGGACCATACTGCTTGTTTATCTTAGTATCAATATTCAATGCTGGTAATGATGCCGCTTCACAGTATAATGAAGTTAACTGTTGACCACCTTTAAGGTTTGTATATGTGCTATTGGTACTTCTATTCCAAAAGTCTGAGTTCCAAGGATTCAAAACACCATTAGTATTTGCGGTAGGACCTCTCGGTATATCGATGACAACTAGATATCTGTTCGTTTTTGCGAATCCAGATTTCTTAACTGTCGCTAAAAAATTATTAATTGACATTATCGTTGCCTCATTTTTCTGTTACTATCTAAGTATACTTGTTGCTTGCTGGCACCTCTAAACATTTCTGTTGGAAGAACTGCCGCTGTTGTCCAATCGTCAGGTTGTATAAACAAATATCTACCTTTTATCTGACTTTTTCTGTATCTCTTTACTGACGCCTTCACTTCTCTAAATCTAGCGAAGTTACTTAGTATCCCCCAATCGGCACGAATTCTTGTTTGTATATCAGTATCACCTATTTTAAATCTACTTAATTTTTCAAGCAGAATAATTCTACTAGCAGGATGTAGATAGTGAAAGTTGATAGCAGTTATATGTCTACTTTCAACATTGAATGGTAATATCAAAGGAAACATATCATAGTAAGGTAATGCTGGTGTTCCTTTGCCGATTGGATTTGAGTAGTTTATAAGATACATGCGACCAGGAAGCATTCTACCGGTCATGTTTTCTACATATTCTTGTTGCAGGCGCGTTGCGGGATACTGCGTACCAACAAGTTGCTTAACTTGATTTTGATACCATTGCACCCCACGCTGTTGGTCTCCCGCCTGCGTTCTTATTTGCTCTAATACTCTAATATCTGCCATAATAGTATTTATGCTACTTTAAATGGTCTTCTGTAAGAATTTCTCGTTTTCTTTTTTGGATTAGTATCTGGCGGTTTTGTGTACTTCTTTGGTTTAACTTCTATTAGATATGACTTTAGTTCGCCGTTTTTAGTTCTAACTTGTATATAGAAGTCTACAAAATATCTGTGAATTTTATTATCTATAGGCGAAATGTATGGTATGACAGTTTCTTCACTGCCCCATTTGATAACATCTGAATTCATATCGCACCACTTCATAAACTTTCGTTCCCATAGAGAACGATAGATGATATTTGATGGGTTGCCTTGATATTTCTTGGGATTTACCGGAGAATATCTTCCTTTATATGCCATTCACAAAACTCTTATAAATAATGTTAGTAATTACTATTTATAGGGAACCTCATGGCAATAAACAATTATACATCCCAGAGTTTGACCGGAAACCCTTCTCGGAGAGAACCAAAAAAGACAGGTCGCAAGTATGGTAGTGTAGGTTTAACTTACCCTATTGATATGGGAATTGATGCGACTACCGAAATGGATAATCATGTTATATTCGATATCTATTTTGATGAGAGTACAAGTTTCACCAGTCTACAAGGAACTTCTGCGGAACCTAAAGCATGGAAGGGGCACTCTTCTATTTTAGGAAATAAAGTTAGTCAAGCATTTAATAATGCCGGAGACCTTGTAACTGAAAACTCACCTCAAGCAGTTCGCGATATTGCAAACAACGAAGTATTACAACCCGCTTTGGAATCCGCAGGAAAGTTTGTAAGTGGTGCTTTTGCTGGCGCGCAAAATTTAAAAAGATTGAATGCACAAATTGCATTATCAGTTCCTAATACATTTGTTGCAACATCTACTGCAAATTACACGGAAGCAAAGATGGGTGCTGTTGCTGGTATGCTTGCTAGAATGGGTTCTGGAAACATGGCGGGACAAGATATTGCTAACTTGGGTGGACAGGCCGCTAGACTTGCGATGGAAACATTCGCGGCACTACCAGATGCATTTGGTATGAACTTACAGAATATTATGGAAGTTTCAACCAGAAGAGTGTCCAATCCCCACATCGAACAAAGATTTGAGAGTGTGTCATTTAGAGAGTTCTCTTTTGTTTATGAGTTTGCCGCTCGTTCAAAAGCAGAACAAGAAGCAATCGAGAATATAATTAAGACTTTTAGATTTCATATGCATCCGGAACTGATACCTTCTGGTTTATTTTTTGATTATCCGTCATTGTTTGATATTAGTGTTATGTTCAAAGAAAACGAAAACAGATTTATACATAAAATATCAACATGCTATTTAACCTCATTTACAACTAATTATACTTCAACTGGTGTATTTGCAACAAATAGAGATGGCCAACCAACAGAAATTCAATGCACTATGAACTTTAGAGAAATTGAACCATTACATAAACATAGAATTGAAGAGGGATACTAATGAGTTATTTTGCACAGTTTCCTAATATGCTGTACGACTACACTAAACCAGGAAGTCAAAGCACCAATCTTATTATTGTAAAAGATATTATTCGCAGAGTTAAATTAAATAGTTCTGTTGCTAGTTCTATATTTGCGTATGATGAGTACGATATACAAGAGGGTGAGCGTCCAGATATACTTGCTCATCAATTTTATAATAGTAGTAAACTCGCTTGGGTTATTTTATTGACAAATGAAATACATGATTTATACGAAGACTGGCCGAGAACTGGTAGAGAATTATCAAATATGATTAACAAAAAGTATGGTGGTTCTGGACCGTACGCTCTTAAAGGAACAGATACAAGTGTAGGTCATTCTTATTCTGGAAAAAATGGTTATTATTATCCTCTGTTTCTGAACGCAAAAGATGCGAATGAGTATGATAGACTGCAAGGTTATGCTGGCGGATCACATACACATAACTTCTCTGAGTTTCCTTCTACAACATTTTATATGCCGAATGGAGTTAACAGAGGACATGCTTCCGTTTCTTTCGATAATGGTTTATATAGATTGTGGACACCTAATTCTGGACCTGATGGAGTTCATCATTATGAAAGACCCCAATTGTCTGGCGATACGACCAAGCATGTTCGTACAACCGAAACAACATATGTGACATATCCATCACCGGGAACTACACAAACATTATCTTCTCTTATTATAACAAATCGCCAATACGAAGAAGCAGAAAATGAAAAGAAGAGAAGAATTAAAATTCTTAGAGCAAACTTAGTTCAGGAGTTTGTTAATGAATTTAAATTGATAATAAAGGATTAAACCATGAGTGGTGGCACTAAGGGCGGCGGCGAAGTATTAATGTCTGCTTTAAATTTGTTTCCTAATAGTGTTAAAACTGTTAGAGATGCAAAGGAAGCGAAAGACTATCTAGATTTACTGAGTGTGTATGCACAAATGACAATAAA